TCATCTGCAAATCAGTTCCCTGATTAAAATTTCCTCAATCTGTGCCGTTAATGTGTTCATCAGCCCCACCCAACGCATAGGATCACAGGCTTTCAGTTCCTCAGTGACACCCGCAACCTCCATCATGTGAGGTAACATGGCGTCCATACGCTCCCGCGCTGTCCGGTCAATCTCTATCAGGTGCGGATACAGCTTCTCGCTCATCAGTAGTTGGTTGTAGAGAATGGGGTGATGTTCCTTCAGGTAGGATTTTCGCATCCTGCCGTACTTGCCAATAGAAGTTTCCGGCTGTTCAGAAAGTTTTAGGTTGGGTATATCATAATCTCCACAACGAATGTAAGTCAACTTACTCATATTCATTCTCCTTTGCTCCGTGATGATTAGACTGCTGCGCTGGCTGCTATGCCGCCTTTGCGCGGTTCTTCTTTTGGTAGCTGCCCGACAGTAGAAAAAACACCTTTTTTCATATCCTCAGCCCGAATCAGGGCTTTCTTAGCGTCCATTTTCGCTTTTTTCTTCGCCTTGATTTTGTTCTCATACCGTTTCTGTGCGCCGCTGGCTTTTCGTTTCAAATAGTTCTGATGGAGCCTGTCCTTGCGTTCTTCTTTTTTTCGCAATTCTTCCTGTTCCTCCGGTGTTAAAGGAACCGGCTGTAAGGATGGTGGGATATAGCGTCCTAAAAAATTGAAGTAGATTTCAATTTCCTGCGTGGTGTCCTGACTGCCTTTTCTGGCGCGTTCGTGGACAAGGATTTTCTCTACAAACTCGTTGAGCATGGTGTTTGTCAGCGTGTCAAAATTCTCGTACTTATCAATCAGGGCTATAAATTTCTCCGCTGATTTCTGGCTTTGCTCGTAGCCAGTAACAGCCTTTTCCAGCTCTGCAATTTCAATCTCAAGTGCGTCCTGCTCTTTGGCATACTGTGCATCAAGTGCCCTATATCGTGCATCCGGCAGCTTGCCGAGGGTGTTGTCCTCATAGATTTTGCAAATCAGTTTTTCCAGTTCTCCGGATCTCTTTTGAGCAGCGGCCAGACGCCTGCGCTTTTTCGCTATATCGGCACTCTGTTGGGCAACCTGCGTCTTCTGAACAGTGTGAATAAATTCCGTCCGATCATTTTTGGAATATTCAGCAATAGCCCGGAGCGTGTCGGAAACCAATGTCAGAACGGCACTCTCATTGATACGGTGTTGTGTAGGGCATAGTGTCCCACACGGAACTTTGGTATAATTGGAACAGGTATATTGAGAAACCCGCTTGCCATTGTTGGTGCGGTGGACATACATCTTGCCGCCGCAATCGGCACAATAGAGCAAGCCTGTGAGGGGAGCTGCTTCGCCCCAGCCGTTTGGATAACGCCGTACATTGCTGCGGATTTTCTGCGCCAAATCAAAGGTCTGCTGGTCGATAATGGCTTCATGGGTATTCTCAAAGATCGTCCATTTGTCCTCAGAAACATAGTGGCTTTTCTTGTCCTTAAAGTGCTTGCGGGTCTTGAAATTGATGGTATGCCCTAAATACTCTCGTTTTTTCAAAATGTTCACGATGGTAGATGATCCCCATCCATAGGGGTCTTTGACCGGCTTTGAACGGTTCACACCCTCGTTGAAGCGGGCAAGGTGTACGACAGGAATTTCAATCCGGTCTGTGGATAATTTGCAGGCGATCTGATAAGGCCCATATCCCTCCAGCGTGAGGGAGAAGATACGGCGTACCACTTCGGAAGCTTCCTCATCTACCAACCAATGCTCCCGCTTTTCATCCCACAAGTAGCCGTAAATCACAGTACCGGTCAGGTGCTTGCCGCTCATGCCTTTTGACTTAAACACAGAGCGGATTTTTCGACTGGTATCACGGGCGTAAAATTCATTCATGATGTTGCGGAACGGGGTAAAATCGTCATCGCCTTTCAGACTGTCCACACCATCATTGATCGCAATCAGCCGAACGCCGCGCTGCCGCAAAACCTCCATGACCTGACCGACCTTTAGATAGTCGCGTCCTAACCGGCTCATGTCCTTGATGACGATTGCCTCTACACGCCCTGCCTCCACTTCCTCCATCATCGCCAAAAATCCGGGGCGGTCAAACCGGGTGCCTGAGATACCATCATCGGTAAAGTGCGTAGGGTTGGGCAGCCCATTCCGGCGGGCAAAATCCTCTAACATCTGTTTTTGGTTGGATATGGAGTTGCTCTCGCCCTGTAACTCATCGTCCCGGCTCAGGCGCTCGTACAGTGGGGTAATTTTTTCATTTCTCATGGCTGTACCTCCTGAAACAAAATGCTCTAAGTGATTGCTTCACTAACCATGACAAAATCATGATTAAGAAGTCACTTAGAGCATACATCTCCTGCAGCCAGCTTGTATTTTTTGTACTGCCTTACCGCAAAATGGTTCGGGTCTTTCTGCTCCAGTTCATCAAACATCAGATCTACTGAATTCTTGAAATTCTCATCATCTTCCCTGGCTTCTGACGCATTGATCATTTCCAACAGAGTATTAAAATTTTTTTCTTCTTCCCTGCCTTCATACCAGATATAGCCAATCAGGGCACAATAATAGAGTTTTTCCGCCTTTACCCAAAAATCCTCACCTGATTGCTGCCCTTCACCTTTGGTGTTAGCAATAATGGTTGTTACCAGTTTTAGAATATCTTTTTCACTGCGGATATATACAAATGGATTATAGTGCATGGATTTTTTGAAGTTAATTGTATTCAAAACTTTGATTTTATACGGTTCGTATATAACTTTTCCCTCTTTGTCCCGCACGATTTTTCCATTCTCATCCGTCATCGGACTGCCTTTTGCCAGCATACTGCCAACCTCCAGAAGCACAGTTCCCTTCGGATCAGTAATCACATAAGAGCTGTGCATCTGCATAATGTTAGGCTTTACAAAAAATCTGGTTTTTCCAGAACCGGAACCGCCAATTACCAGAATGTTTTTATTCCTGGCGTATTTCGGATTCTTTGGTCTGCTTGACATAGTAAGACTCTCTGTTTCTGTGAGAATAATATTATTTTCAAATTCAGGATCAGCATATGGTCGTATATCTTTTTCTGTTCCCCATCTGGCAGAACCATACTCCACACCCAGTCGATATTTCCTGGCATTTTTCGTGCGGTAAATAATAATAAGCTTTACAACCACGCCGCCTGCGATTCCACACAACAAATCTATATGATTCAAACTTGGCCAGAGATTCTGAAACGCCAGTTCAAAATAAGTAATGGTATTCATAAATTTATCCCAGGAAGTTGCTCCGGTGTTTACCCTATACAGCCAGGCAATCTTATTGAAAAAATAAGCAAACATCAGATAGGGGAAATTAGCTAAAAACAGCTTTTTCTGATCTGCCCTCTTCAATTCACTTGCCTTGTCCGTAATCAGATTTTTCACATCCGCAAGCATTTTTCCTGGGATACTCTCTGAAGAAAAAACAGCTTTTCCAAATATTTTTCTCTTTTTCGGAGAACCTCTGATATGCTGAACTTTTCCTCTTTTCTTCTTATGCTGCTGTTTTTTCTCCGTCATAAACTCTGCCCTCTGTCTTTCTGCTGTTCTCTTGCTCGTTCTCTGTTCTTTCCTTTAGACACAGCATCCTTAAAGTGCATAAGTTTTTTCATAATAGATGGTTTATCCTTTTTGTTCATCTGTACACCCAAATATTTCTTAAATGCCAGATTCATCATTTCTGTATCCTGTCCTTTAAAGAACACATAGTAGGTCGGTGGCTTGGTCGAACTGTCTTTTTTCAAGGCAAAATCTAAACGGTATTTTTTCGCCACACGTTCAAAAGACTTGATATTTCCATCTGTGATCTCAATATTAGATAAACCAGAACCCTGGCTTTTCAATTCTTTGTATGACTGTTTTCCAACCTTATAAGAATTCTTTCCTTTTTGTTTCTGTCCTGACAGATACTTCCGCAGCATATTTTTTAACACGTCGGCAGTCACTCTTGCAGTTTTAACCGACAATGCGATTGTTTTCTGAGTAACTTCTTCCTGCAATTTGCACGCCTCCTTTCGATTCTGATCAGCAAATTATGGTGGAACTAACAGATGGGGGAGATATATTTTCATTGGAATTTGACTCCTTTCCACTTCCCGACAAATTGTCGAGAAGTCATGGGTTTTAATTTTTCACTGTCTGCTTCAATAAATAAATTGTGCTGAACTGCACATATAACTTTTCTTCTTCCCAATCCATCTGATCCATCAGTAAACACTGAAATAATACATCTACATCCTGCAATTTATAAATCCTGTTGCACGTTTCTGACAAACCTTTCAATTCCGGGACCTCCTGCATCGCATTTCGTCTGTGCATAAGGCATTGCAGATATAATGCTTCCAAATGTTTCTGACTGAAAATAAGTGCTGCGATATCCTGTTCATTAACAGTACATTTACGTTTTTCTAACTCTTCTTGGGAAATATCCAGAAAACACCGGATATTTTCGACATATACATCACCATCAAATGTTGGATGCTTTTTCTTAATCCATCGTTTCGCCGCTACCTCCATATTCTTTCTGTCTCGATCAGATCTGGCACTACGGAAATTCAGCCTTTTGCCCATTTCTGCATAGATATTACTTTTCACCTGCCGATCTGTCAAAGCTGCGTATTCTTCATTGCGAAAAAAATAATCTAAAAGTTGGTTCATCTTAGCCTGACTATCTACCAAATGATAACATTCCTCGGAAAACCCCAAACCCGCAAATGCAACTGGCGCACTTCCTTTTTTGATTTCTTTTTCAATCACTCTCAAAATGTCTCTCTTTGATTCCATTTCTTGCTTTCCTTTCTCTTCTTCAATTTTCTGATTCTGTTCACAGATCATCAATAAGTTTTCATCTGCTCTTTTCGCTGTCAGTGTTAATGAATAACAAACCAAAACCAGAAACAGTGATATCAATGCACTTCCTACACCAATCATAAAAACTTTTCCCCCTCCAATACATGAAGCAATCCGTCCCACTTAAAAAACGGACTGATTTTTTTCAGCATAGCAATCAAGTCCGCTTCATTTTCTATTTCAATATCCAAAAATTCTATTACACTAATTTCAAGTCCATCCGCAATTTTCTTTAATTGTTCTACTTTCGGCTTTCGTATGCCTATTTCATACTTCCGAATTGTATTCACATTAATTCCTGTTCGTTCTGCAAGCAGCTCCTGCGATAGCCCTCTCTGTTTCCGAAAATAACGAATCTTTTCATTTATCTCCATGTCTTTCATCTGTTGAACTTCTCGACAATTTGTCGGGAAGTTGTTCCCTTTCCCAGTTTTCTTTTCCTTCATATCCATACATAGATATTTCCTCATCCAATAGCCTTGCAACCATAAAGCAACAAGACAGCAAAAACAAAAGCACTATTCCTGCCATAATAATAATTATCAAATCAATCACATCTCATCCTCCTATGTAAGCGGTACAGAAAAAGCAGCCTTGACAGACTGCTTTTTCAATCACCATATTCTATTTTTGTTCTCATGTAAAAAGGCTTCCGAAATTGTGCGAATCCCAAACGCTAATCCATCTATGTAAGCGTCTCTCTGTTCTGTTTGTTTAAGATTTAAAGTATATTCCTTGTAATCCTCAAACATTGCCTGCAGATCCGGACTCATTAGACTTATCATTTCCTTTTCTAATGTTTCACACAGTTCCTTTGTCTCTTCATAACTTTTACTTTGTGTTTCACATTGATTCATTGGATAAATGCTATAATACAATTTTTCCAGTTGCTTTTCGCTCATTTTTGATCACCATTTCTTTCAGTCTTTTTATGATCCATATAATTCCAGAAATGCCGTTTTTTAGCAAAATTCCTGCTACAGCTAATAATCTCCAGGCAAGAACCCCTATTCCAATCAAACTTCCTACCATCAGTTTAAGTACCAACAAACCAAGCATTTCCCCTGTCCCCACATTTTTTGGAACAACCAGCAAAAACATTTTCTGGATTCCGAAAGGTATTCCCACAAAAAGCAATAATTTTCTCCAGTCTAATATTTCACCATTCATGCACATAGGGTGAACAATTAAGCAGATAATCATAGCTATTGCACCAGGAATTATCAATTTTGTTATAATTTCTTTTCCTCTCATATGTCACCTCCGTACATATCATGATTTACTTTTGCCTGGTAATAATTGCCTATTGTCGTTATTGAATTCATAAGACAGGTAAGCAAGTACGCTTTTATGTTCTTTACTTCCCTGGTATTCTCATGCAGACAGTCAAGTACATACTCTATGTGGCTTTCTTCCAGCAACAATAATCTGCTTTTTACGAACTGATATGGGTATTTCACTCCACTGATCGTAATATTCTCCCGTTCTATGCTGATTGTTTCCACAATTAGTGCCACAATTTCATCCAACTGTTGCTGTTCCCCCAGTCTGCATCGTTGTACAAGACAGTCATATTCAATATTTCTTTTTACAAGTGCAGTATTCATCTGGAATAACTCCATCTCTTCCATCAAATCCATTGACTGCTGTTCGGAAGAATCTGAAAGATTGATAAGATCAGTATTACTTCTGTCAGTATTACTAATATCAGTATAATTATAATTAGTATTATTAGGGTCGGTTTTTCCGACTTCTGTACTTCGGTTTTTCCGAACTCTTGACTTCGATTTTTCCGACTTCCAGACTTCGGTTTTTCCGAACTCTTGACTTCGACTTTCCAGAACTCCAGACTTCGGTTTTTCCGAACTCTTGACTTCGGCTTTTCCGACTTCTTGACTTCGGTTATCATTCTCTGCTGAATCTAATACTTTTTCTTTTCTATATACAAAGCTCTTTACATAAATAATTGTTGGTTTTCCCAATCCTCTCTTTACTCTTTCAATCAAACCAATTCCTTTATCAGTATCTAATTCTGCAAGAATTTTCACACCTTTGTCTTTTCCGCAATTCATATATTCCATCACTTGTTCCAATGTAAATATGATATAAACTTTCCCCTCATTGTCCACCCAATTATTTCTGATAGACAAAGCCATTCTGTCCAGCATCAGCCCATAAAGAACCTTTGCATCGCTGGACAGATTACGGAAATATTCATCTGTGAATAATACTTTGGGAATACGGTAAAAAGCAAACTGTTCCGATTCATAATCGTGAAAATAACCAAACTCTATTTTTGTGCTTTCGGATTTTGCCATTTTGCTTTCCCTCCTTCCCTCGTTATTGGCTTTTCTTCCAGTTATCAAGCAGTTCATAGATAACCTGTTCAATCTGTTCTCTGTTATATTCCTTTGGGAAATACTTTCGTATTTTCTTTTCAGTTAAAGTAACTTTTCCTGTCTCTGTTTTCTTTTCATTCAGAATAAGCTGTACCGCTAATTCTGTCAGATTACCTTCATCGCTGTATTGCTTCAGTTTTGTTGCCATTGAACCTGTAACAGAGCTTGCTCCAGACACTATGCAGTCTTTCACCCAAATCTGCTCCATTTCTGATAAATAGGTTAATGAAACACCTACTGTAAAATTAATCTTTCCTTCATCCAACAATTTCAGCAATTCCGGAATAAGACAGGTCAAGCGTATGTAACGCTGAACGGTTCTTCCACTGTCACCTGCAGCCTGTCCAACCAGATCTGCACTGTCAACAGAAACTGCGTTTTCCTCTTTTATGCCTTGATGTTTTACTGCATCCATCTTCATCTTATAAGCATATGCCTTTTCGCTTGGAAGCAAATTTTCTCTCTGTATATTAGAATCCACCATAACGATTACGGCTTCATCATCGGTATAGTTCCGTATGAGTACTGGCATTTTACTTTTTCCAGCCAGTTCGCAACCACGTTTTCTCCTGTGACCAGCAATCAGTTCATATCCTCCCTCTGCGCGAGGACGTACCAATGCAGGATTTAAGATGCCATAATTCTTGATACTTTCTACTGTTTCAGCCATTTTTTCATCATCATTTACATGAAATGGATGATTTCTAAAAGGATGTAACTCATTTAATGGCACTTCAACAATCTGATTAAGAGTATTCTGTTCGGCTTCATTGATTCCAAGCAATTCATCATAAGAAGTAAGCTGAATTTCTTTCTTAGGTTTACGCATGATTCAGCACCTCCTGGACAAGTGCCTGATAACTGTACGCACCTTTTCCTTTTGCATAATAAGAAAAAATACTGACACCTTCTGATGCAGTTTCGGCAAGAGCCTCTGTTCTTGGAATCGTCTGATCAAAAATTCTAATCTCTGCTCCATAAGCATCTCGTACTGCCTGCTTATTTCTCTTTGAATTATTATAATGACTGCTGTCCATTGTAAACAGAATCCCTTCAATCTGTAAATCAGGATTAAATCTCTGATGAATGCCTTTCACAACTTTCAGTAATTCCATGAGGCCATCTGCCGCATAGTATTGAGGCTGCACCGGAATCAAAACGCTATCAGCTGCACTTAACGCATTAATTGTCATCATTCCCAATGAGGGCATACAATCAATCAGAATATAGTCATAATCATTTTCCAAAAGTTCCAAATATTCTTTTAAGACTTTTTCTCTGTCCTCTACCGTAAATAATGACATGTCCATTCCCGAAAGAAGTTTATTAGATGGAATTACATCTATTCCTTCCTCATGGTGTAAAATTGCTTCCCTGGGATCAAATTCTAATCCCATAATGATATTTTCCATCATTGTTTTCAATGTTACCCTTAAGTTCTTTGGAAAACCAAGTCCCATTGTCAAATGTCCCTGTGGATCAGCATCTATCAGCATTACACGTTTTCCAACCTTAGACAGTCCTACTCCAAGATTAATAGTGGTTGTAGTCTTTGCTACTCCACCTTTTTGATTTGCGATTGCGATTATTTTGCACATGATATAATTCTCCTGTTTTTCTACTATTTTTTATTTACATTACTTTTTTCAATTTCAGCATAAGCTCTATAATATTTGCTCGTCCCTTTATTGGAATAAAGTTCCGATAATTCCATAACTTCAATTTTAGGATGACGCTGCAGGATTTTCTGAAACCATGCAATATCATTTTTTGTTCCCATCAGTCTCACTTTCAGCATTAATCTATTCCTCCAAGCATGGCATGTAACTTTTGATTGTACACTACATATTCCGGATAACGGATCTGTATTGCCTGCCAAAAATATGGTGCATATACACAGCAGAAGATATCCTCTACTGTATACTGTCTGCACTCGTTTACCTGTTCCTCTGCATCTTCATAATCCCAAACGCTTGGCGTGCTGTTACAGTACAGATTAAATGCCATCCTTACCACTTTTAAGCTACCGCTTGTCTGCCATCCTTCATGTAAACATTTCGTTTTAACAGACCCCGTTTTAAAATTATAAATTCTGTCAGCATTTTTTCTGGTATCTCCATTAATACCCAGACAATAACACAATGCCTTATGGTACACATCCTGATACCGTACTTCTTGTAATTTTTCATAGTAGAATTTTTCATGTGCATCACTGATAAAAATAATGTTTTCTGCTCCTAACGCTGTACTTTTCATTTTGAACCTCCTTGAAATAAAAAAGGACCTTACCAATTGTTCTACCAATTAATAAGGTCATACTATATGTTACTTTTCTAAATTCGTGCTAGGGATTCCTCTTTAGTAAAAACTTAGTAAAACATCCCTACTGGTTCAAAAATATACTGTAAAATCAAGGTTTTTCAGAATTTTGCTAAGGTAGTGCCGTGGCATACGAAAAGTACTCGAATCATTGTTTTTTCTCCTCTCAAACTGCCGTGAAATGCCGTATTTTGCAAGGTTTTATCAGCATTTCATGGCATCGTAGTTTTCTTCTCATTTACTACATTTTTTGCAAAAAAGTGCAAAATGAAGCAAATCACTTCCGTCTGTAGTAGTCAAATCGTAGTCAGTTTAGGGGGTGCAGACTACTGTCAGAAATTTATATCTCCGTATAGAACTTTATTGTTTCCAATAAATCCTTTGTAAGCCATTCTTGCATTTTATCCATAAAAAAATCTTGCTTTTGACAATAAATAACTGATATGTAATCTAATTTTGGACCTCCCTTCAATCGCCTTGCTTCTTCTTCCATCGTTAACCTAAATTCCTCTACTATTCGATTAATATTATATAAAGTTGCTGTCAGTTCCGGTCCAATCAACTCTGAAATTTCTTCTAAATGTTCTTCCCAATTATTTTGAATAGGAAGCATTTGTGTATTAATTACAACTCCTCTTCGCATTTTGAATAATTCCATTGCAGATATATATTCCTTTAAATCTCTATAAAAAATATTCATTCTAAATTTACATTTTCTTATTGTCCCCTCACCTTCAATTAATTCTTTACCAGCACTTTCTTCTGCCTTTTGTTTCCATTTATATAATAATTCCACAGTAAAATATTTTTCATCTCTATCTATTAATGCTGCATGGGTACGACACATCCAAATTCCATTTTCATAACCCGCTCTTTCTTCAGGTGTCATATCTGGATCATACCTTTTTCCTCCCGGAGAAGCAGCTTTTATATGAGCTGCCTCTCCTAAATTAATAGTTCCCTCACCAGATAGTTTCGGCCCAATTGTTGTTCTTCTGCAACATGGATTCGAGCATTTGTATCCGACCATTGCAGCTAATTCCTTTTTAGTTGCTTCACTAAAGTCATCTCTCATTTTATTCTCCATCACATTTTATCAATATTTATATAGTTAAACATTTCTAATTATTCTACCATACCATTTCAATCTTTTCCATAAAAAAGCACCCAAGTTGTATAAACCTTGGATGCTATCGTTTCCTATTATAATATTTTACTCTCAAACTACCTTGAACATATTCTGTTTCAAAGGCTTATCGTCTTTATCCGAAATTCCCATTTTTTTCTTGCATTTTGCAATTCCTTCTCTGCATCATCCAATCCCATATGGGTATACACATTCAGAGTAAAGCTAACTATCCAAAGTCCCTTATAAGAAGTGTCTTTTTTCAACTTTACTTTATAATTGCTGATATACATTTCTGCTCTTTTAATTCCAATACCTCACCGCGATCTTTGGCAGCTTCGAATAAACGGTCAGACGCTTTACCCACTTGGGAGAGACCGAAATTTCTGCCACTCCGGTCCTTATCACATCTCTCTGTGTGGTTCCGGCCTCTGTTTCTCCGCTGGAATCCGCTTCCACATCGGAAAGAGTGATTTCATAGGAATCTGGAAAAGGAAGCAGCTCCTCATTAAAAATCAGATACTGTATAAATGCCATTCTATCTTCCTCCACTTCTTAGATTTGCCCGCTGCTGTGCCGAAATGATCACTTCATCCAGCAGGGTACCTCCCAGATAAACCGGAATCACAAGATCACCGCTGTCTCCCTTTACGTTCTGCATTGCAGAAGTAATCGCAGCAATCAGCTCGGAGCTTCCCTCCGCATTCGCTGTTCCTGTATAGCCTTCATTCATCTGCTCTACGCTGACATTTGGATTCAGCACCATATCGGAAGCTCCTTAAAAACGGATACAAAAAAGGAGCCTCTTGAGCTCCAAACAAATGAAAAACACCTGCCATTTCTGACAGATGTTCTATGTAACATTATAAAATTTTCAAACTAACAAATGATCATTTACAACCGTATATATCTTAAAATACTATTTACCATATGACTTTTCACAATCAATCTCTTTTTTATTATGAATCAGATTTCTGTACTCCCACCTCAAACTCGCATTGTGAATGTCTTGCATTACACTGATATGTTATGGAATAGCCGTTACTTTCTTCAAAACTCACAGCACACATTCCTGTTTTCATCGGTACTTTTTCCCCACTTAATGAAGTAAGCACCTTCCAATCATAATATGGATTTGTATGCCAATCAATGGGAACTTTGGGATTGTGCTTATCTGTAAACATATAATCTGTTTGTATCTCATTATAATAAGATTTCACATTCGCCCAATCCGTTGCTACTTTCGCCTTGTGTATTTTCGATGTATACCATGGAGCTAAAATTGCAATCAATACACCAAGAATAGAAATCACAACTACCAATTCTACAAGTGTGAATCCATTATTATTTCTTTCCATGTTTTACGACAACCTTTCTTGAATTTTTAATCACAATAGACTTTCTATTTCGTGATATTATACGCAAAAATCCTTCATTTGTCGATACTATAACATGATAATTTTTAACTCTCTGCTAAAGTTATTCCTAAACCTCCATCTCATAAAGAACTTCATATAGTTTTTCACTGTCAATCCAAACCTCGGATTTTGCATAAAAAATGGAAGCTGCATCTAAAGCATCCTTCACTTTTTGTTCTGCTTTTAAATCTTTCTTATCTGTATACAATTCAATATTTACTCTTCCAATTTTGTGGTAAACCTTTCCATCTGCTGCAAAGTTGTTACTCCCCGGAAATAGATAGCAGATGAACGGTGGCTCTACCGCTTCTCCTTCTGCAAAGTGGTCATATGCAAAAGAAATTCCTGTTTCCCGCAACACAGCAAGAATCTTATCCATTATGCAGGCTCCTCTCAATCTCCTTTTCCAACTGTTTCACTCCTACTTCTTCTGCCGGTGCATTAGCTTCTATTTCTTTTCGAACAGTTCTTCCCACCGACTTTACAGCTTTTTTCATATCATCTGTTGCAAGGTCCGTATACTCTGTCAGCCCTTTCATCACAGCTTCCGCAAGCTGATCTATCCGCACATTTTCACTCACTACTATCTCCTCTTTTTTTGGCATCTATATTTCAAACATTTCTTTTTGTAATTCATATGATCTACACTTAAAATGTTATAAAACTCCCCCTGAAAAGAAACCCTGAATCCGGTCGAATCTATCTTTGCTGCCTTTTTACAATAGCGGATAGTAAAATCTACTTTTCCATCCTCCACCATCTGTCCGGCTGTATTCTGCTCCGATCCGTTCTCCCCACTCACAGTTGCATGGCAGGTATAGTAGTCTTTCCATTTATTTGTCCGGTTACCAATCTCATCAGACTCCACCACTGCTTCCTGAAAGGTAATCTTACATTTAAAAGTGAGACATCCATCTTAGAATCCCGGCTTTCTCTCCCCAAAAAGTAAAGCCCGTAGAGTCAGTGTAAGCGCATGGTGGTCTGCTTCTTCCCTGTGTTCATACTGATAAGCAACTGCGTACTGCACAACGATCTTGGCATTCGGACTTTGCTCAAACTCCTGCCGATCTTCCATCCGGGCGATATCCATACACAGTTTTTCCGATGCTTTCAGAAAATCGGCAAGCAGGCCATCGTCCTCCTCATGGTCTACCCGGAGATAATTTTTCATTTCTTCAAGTGTCAAAAACACTGCAATCACCCCCAAAAGAAAATCAGACCTGCGCATTTTCCCACACAAGTCTGACTCTTCTTAAAATAAATTCAATTGATATTCTAATGTATAATTGGAACTTTCATAATTTCCATCAATCTGTTTTGCTGGAATTCGGTCTGACGCATATTTCATAGCCTGACAGATCACTGCATACCTTCCATTCCGGCATGGCCCACATATCTTCTGCACATCCAGAAGTCTTTTCACTTCTGTTGCTCTAATAACCATGATATTTTCGCCATTCTGTTTTCTTTGCTTTAACAGTTTAATGATTCCTTCTCCTAAATCCTGATATTTGAATTGCATATAAAAGCCTCCCTTCCCCTACCTTCATTATACTGATTTTTTTCTGTTTGCCTAGAGTAAACAGGGTTTAGTTTTTTAGGTATAGGAAGATGGCTTAGGAGTCATGACTTATGAGAAAGGAGAACTTTCAGGTCATTCTGTTCCCTTCAGTTTCATAATCTGAACAGCTTCTGGCAGGAGCAGTTTTCCATCCACACGTTCCTTTGCTACATAACCGATCATACCATTTCCGGTAAACAGCTCATTTAACTGTTTGAAGGATCTGGAACCACGATCACCGATATTGTAGTATTTGTAGTCACCAAAAGAAATGGCATCCTTCGGAGCATACGCAGAAGTATGCACTTCATAGCCAAGCACACGATCCGGTTCCCCTACCTGATAAGACGGCTGCCAAATATAAGCACCATTGTTGTCTTTCAGTTTTCGAAGCTGTGCTAATGTTCCATCGTTCATAATAAAGGAAGCATTTTTACGATATGGACGCTTCAGACCATAAACCAGATCAAGCACATCATCCGACTTAATCCCTGCGGTCAGAGTATTCAAGAGCTGTCCACCATGCGTTGTGTCAAAAAGACTTGTTGGTTTTCCTACTCCATTTCCATTCAGAAACGCATCCTCTTCTTCATTTGCCAGCGCCTTGCCGAATTGTGTAATAATATAGCTTTCCAGATTGAACGCATTGTCATACAGCAGCAGGCTTGGAAGCAGCAATATTAATCTTATGTTCCCCGGAAGTAGTGATTACAGTAGCGAGTCCACGCATGATGTTTTCTTCTTCCAGCACATCAATTAATCTGCGATCATATTCTTCTGGAACAAGGTAACCTCCATCCGCATCTACCCCCTCCTGCAGGAGATTAGAAACCTGACGGAAATTGGTACGCATTGCTGTAAGCATGGCCTGTCTGTATTCGTCAGAAGCGCGTCCTTTCTTCTGTTCCGGAGCTGAACCTGCGATATATGGTTTCCCTGTAAGTGGAGAATTAATCGGCTTAGACAGCTCTGCCTCCCTCTGCGCACGAGAAATAACATCGGTCAATCCATCAAATTCCGCTTCCATATTAGAATAGGTGATTGCATCATCAACGGTCAGTTTTCCCTGCTTGTCCTCGTGTTCATCAAGGAAATTTCGCATCTGTCCAAGCAGGTCTGCACGCTTCTTCATCATTTCAGTATTTTAATAATTCCTGTTCTATACTAAGGACATCTGGAAAAATCAACTTTGCTCCCTTTCTCTGCAATGCTAAAACTTTTCCTGCTTTATCCTTTAACTCCTTTTCTAATCTACCATCAACACGAACTGGTATATTGGCAACAGAGTCCAGATACTCATTTTTCATATATTTTTCTGTAATCGGGCACATATTTTGAATCAAAAATGCCTTCTCATGACCAAGCACTTCTCCAAAAACAATTGTATCGCACCTATGATACTTTTTCATTTTCTTATTATAGATTCCTTTAAATTTGGAAGTCTGTGATGAAAATGGTATCATCCAAAACAGCTGCGTATTACTATCCTGGAATGCATAAAAGCATGGTCTATCATGTAACTGTCCATTTACCTTTTCCTTATTCTGCATCAAATAAGAATCTGGAAAATCCTTAAAGTATTGATCATCAATATAATAAAAATGTCCTATTTCCATTTCTTCTCCTATCGTCAAAAAGAGGCTCCGTCCTCTCGAACAGAACCTCAAAACATTTGAACTCGACCTTTTCTAAGTCGCATATCGAGTAGCGACAAACATTTGAACTCGACCTTATTTGAGTTGCATATCGAGTAGCAACAAACATTTGCAGTAATCTCTTACTGTACTTAAAGTATACATTCAA